ATGGCCGTGTTTGGTTATATCCGTGTATCAACAATCGACCAGAACAGCGATTTACAGCGTAACGCGCTCACAAGCGCAAACTGTGACCGCATTTTTGAAGACCGCATGAGCGGAAAAGTTGCCAGCCGTCCCGGACTCAAACGCGCTTTAAAGTGCGTTAATAGCGGAGACACCCTGGTCGTGTGGAAACTGGACAGGCTGGGACGCAGCGTGAAGAACCTGATAGCCCTGATATCAGAGTTGCATGATCGTGGTGCCCACTTCCGCTCCTTAACAGACAGTATTGATACCAGCACTGCCATGGGGCGCTTCTTTTTCCACGTGATGTCGGCACTGGCGGAGATGGAACGCGAGCTAATCGTCGAGCGGACGCTGGCCGGTCTGGCAGCAGCCAGAGCACACGGGCGTATAGGCGGAAGACCCAACGCATTAAAAGCGCCTGAACGAGAGCAGATTGGACGACTATTGGCTAAGGGGCATACTCGCCAGCAGTTGGCCATTATCTACGGTGTGGGATTATCGACGCTTTATCGATACTTTCCGGTGGATGGTCAGAGAGAGGATCGCGCAGTAGGATTGTAATTCTTTTGCAAATATTGAAACGCCGCAGCGATGCCATTTATCTCACGGACATGGGCGCATTTATCGCGCGGCGCATCAAGTATATTACCGATCACAGAGATAAAACGGTATTTAGTATAGAAAAAATGCAACCACTTAAAATAACAGCATTGGGTGATTATCCTGAAGGCACAACGTTGGAAGCATCCGCGTCACCCTACGATAAATCGGATGGTAAGAAATGGGTGACTGATTTAGCAGTGAAGCGCAAGTCTGATATTGCGGATGCAGAGAAAAAGCGACAACGTCTGCTTGCGGAGGTGGATGAAACAACCTCTGACTGGCTTTTTTATTGTTGATTGCAACGGCAGGTTGCAATGCCATTTTCCAGAGTAAACTGTCGATTTTGCATCGAAATTAATTCCGGCACTTTATTTAATCCTTTTTATTCTCTCCTGATTTTATTTTTTACACCGCGTATAAGATATTTAACTCAATACTGCTACAGAAAGCGTAATGATTTTATCATTATTTCCCCGTCGCGGTTGTACCCTCATTCCCACAACGCCAATCGCAAGCTCTCCCATTAAATTCTTGTCATCATTACCTCACCCCAACCACGGAGTATTAATGATGGCTAATTATCACCACGGCGTTCGCGTCGTTGAAGTCAATGACGGAACCCGCAGCATTTCGACGGTTTCCACTTCTATTGTCGGCATGATCTGTACGGCAGAAGATGCCGATGCCACCACCTTCCCGCTGAATACTGCGGTACTGATTACCGATGTGCTGGCCGCACTGGGTAAAGCCGGTACCAAAGGCACGCTGGCGCAGTCGCTGCGTGCCATTGCCGACCAGAGCAAGCCTGTGACGGTAGTGGTGCGCGTAGCGGAAGGCAAAGACGCGGCGGAGACCACCAGCAACATTATCGGCGGCAGCGACGAAAACGGTCGCTATACCGGGATGAAAGCGCTGCTCAGCGCGCAGACCGACCTCGGCGTGAAGCCGCGCATTCTCGGCGTACCGGGGCTGGACTCGCTTGAGGTCGCCACCGCTCTGGCAACGGTCTGCCAGCAGCTGCGCGCCTTCGGTTATATCTCGGCTTACGGCTGCAAAACCGTGAGTGATGCGATTAAGTACCGTGAAAACTTCAGCCAGCGTGAACTGATGGTGATCTGGCCGGACTTTGTTGCCTGGAACACCACCACCAGCGCTGCGGACAGCGCTTACGCCACCGCCCGTGCGCTCGGCCTGCGCGCCAAAATCGACAACGACAGCGGCTGGCATAAAACCCTGTCTAACGTCGGCGTTAACGGCGTAACCGGCGTCTCTGCCTCGGTATTCTGGGACCTGCAACAGACCGGGACCGATGCCGACCTGCTGAATGAGGCCTGTGTCACCACGCTGATCCGCAAAGATGGTTTCCGCTTCTGGGGCAACCGCACCTGTAGCGATGATCCGCTGTTTGCCTTTGAAAACTACACCCGCTCGGCGCAGGTACTGGCCGACACCATGGCCGATGCGCATATGTGGGCTAACGATAAGCCGCTGTCTCCGACGCTGGTCCGCGACATTATCGCTGGGATCAACGCCAAGTTCCGCGAGCTGATCAACGCCGGGTATCTGCTGGGGGCGAACTGCTGGTACGACGAAAGCGCCAACACTCAGGAAACCCTCAAAGCGGGCAAGCTGTTTATTGACTACGACTACACGCCGGTCCCGCCGCTGGAAGATATGACTCTGCGTCAGCGCATTACTGACAGCTACCTGGCGAACTTCGCCGCTTCTGTGAACAGCTAAGGAGAAACACTCATGGCAATGCCAAAGAAACTGAAATACCTGAATTTATTTAACGATGCCAACAGCTATCAGGGAGTGGTGACTTCGCTAACGCTGCCGAAACTGGCGCGCAAGCTTGACCCGTATCGCGGCGGCGGCATGAACGGTGTGGCGCATATCGATAACGGTCTGGAAGACGATGCGCTCGATCTGGAGTGGACCATTGCCGGGCTGGACGATCGCATTTTCAACCAGTGGGGCGGGGCAACCGTACCGCTGCGCTTTATGGGCTCGTACCAGCGTGACGACACTGATGAAACCATCGCGGTGGAAGTCGAGCTGCGCGGTAAGCATCAGCAGTTCGACTTCGGTGAGAGCAAGCAGGGTGAAGAGAGTGAAACCAAAATCACCACCAAATGCACTTACTACAAGCTGACCTGGAACGGTAAAGCGCTGATCGAGATCGACACCGTCAACATGGTCGAGATCGTCGGCGGCGTTGACCGGCTGGCTGAGCACCGCAAAAACATCGGCCTGGCGTAAGCCGTAATGGGTCACGGTTAATACGAAGGGGTCGGGCATGCCCGACCCGCATTCCCGTTTTCAATAAGGAACGTCCATGCAACAGCAAGAAAACCTGGTTCAGCTGATCGCGCCAATCGTGCGCGGCGAGACCATCATCAACAGCGTTGAAGTGACCAAACCGAACGCCGGCGCGCTGCGCGGCACGCGGCTGGTGGACCTGGCCGGATCGGATGTGGAGGCGCTGATCACCGTACTGCCACGTATCACACTGCCAAACCTGACGAAATCAGAGTGCCTGAATCTGGACCCGATCGATCTGATCGAACTCGGTGGCAGGGTGATCGGTTTTTTATCCGCGAAGCCGGAAACGTCCGCTGGCCCGACGGCCTGACGGTTGACGATCTGATGGCCGACATCGCCACCGTTTTTCACTGGCCGCCATCAGAAATGAACCCGATGTCGCTGACAGAGCTGATCGACTGGCGGCATAAGGCGATCGTGCGCAGCGGCACGCAGAGTGGAGAGTAGCGATGAGTATTAACCTCGGTCTGGACGGTCTGCGTAAGGCGGTCATCCGGGCCAGTCTGATTATTGATGAACTACCGGGTAAGACCCGCGATCTCGGTGACGCGATGGTTCAGCAGCGCATTGCGCTGAAGGCGGCCACGCAAACCAGTGAATTCAGCCAGCGCAAGCGTAAAGAGGGGCTGAAGCTGAGTCAGGAGCGGATGCAACAGATTGCCCGCAGCGAGGCCAGCGAGCGTCGACAGACTCTGAAGAACGGTCTCGGTAGAACCGCACAGCGCTATCAGGCCGGGCAGGGGGTGGCAGAGAAAGTGAGTAACGTCAGCAGCCAGGCGATGAGCGTGGTGACTTCTGGCGCGAAACTGCTGAAGCGTGGCTATAAGCAGGCCACGGCCACGGCTTCTGACGAACCAGGCTACGCGCGGCAAGGGCACTCGCTGGCACCAGCGGCTGACAATCTGGCCGGTGATATCGGCCAGCTTAACGTGGCGATTGATGCCATCAGCCTCACTGTGTTTTCGCAGCTGGACGGCATGTTGCGTTCGCTGACGCAGACGGCCACCGGACTGATAAGCAGCATTGACCGCTGGATACAGGATAATCCTGCGCTGGCGGGGGGAATTACCCAACTGGTGGCCTGCGGTGGATTGCTGATTGCCGCACTGGGTGGCATCGGTTCTGTGGTCGTTCCGGTGCTCAGCGGGCTCAATCTGCTGATGGCGGGAGCCGGGGTCCTGAGCAGCGTCTTTACTTTTGCCGGGGGGGCGATAGCAGCGGCGCTGGGTGCCATTACGCTACCGGTCGGTATTGCCGTCGCGGCTGTGGTCGCAGCGGCCGCGCTGATTTACCAGTACTGGGAGCCGCTCAGCGCATTTTTCAGCGGGGTCATTGACGGGGTTAAAGTCGCGCTTGCTCCGCTATTTGAAGCGTTTAAACCTTTAAAGCCTATTTTCGATGAAGTTAGCGCCCTGATAGCCCTGGCATTTGACAAGATTAAATCGTTTTTTTCGCCAATTGCCATGACCGCTGAGAAGCTGGAGCAACTGGGTAACCTTGGCAACTTTGTTGGCCAGGCGCTGGTGAAAGGACTGAGTTTGCCCATGACGATTTTACGTAGTTTGGGCGGCATGATCAGCGGGCTGCTGGAAAAGCTCGGACTTATCGACAAAAAATCCGCTGATGCGGCTGAGTCCTTACCGGGTGAATGGTCAGAACAACGATCGTTGCCGGTGCCGGGAGGGGCAGGTTATCGCTCGCTCGACACACCGTATACTGCCGCCCCCGGCGGCAGCTATAAACCCGTGACCTCGGGGAGCACCAACAGCCAGCAGAACACCTTTAACAGCAGCTACGTGATCAACACCCACTCCGGCATGAGCGATGCGGACGTGCTGGCGATGATTGAGCGTAACAGGCAGCAGGAGCGCCTCGCTGCTGAACTTAAACAACGCAGCAGCGTATGGAGTTAACCGGTCATGATGATGATTTTGGGCATGTTTGTGTTTAAACGCCGTACCCTGCCGTTCCAGAGCATGACGCAGGAAAGCGCCTATCGCTGGGGGGCGGGTAGTCGCGTCGGTGCGCGCCCGACTCAGCAGTTTCTGGGAATCGGCGATGAAAACATCACGCTGGTGGGGGAGCTGCACCCGGAAATCACCGGCGGAAACGCCGCGCTGTCGGCGCTGAAAGAGATGGCCTCAGGGGGCAGGGCCTGGCCGTTACTCAGCGGTGAAGGGCAGCCCTACGGGATGTTTGTTATTGAAAGTGTTAACGGTGTGCATAGTGATTTCCTCGCCAGTGGGACGGCACGGACCATCAACTTTACGCTGAAGCTTAAGCGGGTCGATGAGTCGCTGGTGGCGATGTTTGGCGATCTGAAACAGCAGGCCGTGCAGACAGGCGGTAAAGTCATGCAGCAGGCCGGTCAGCTGATGGGGGACCTGCCATGAGCGGCGTGGATATCGGCAAACAGATGGGGCCGGATTACCTGATTGAGCTGGATAACCGCGACATCACCAGTAATTTCCGACCACGCCTGCTGAGTCTGACGGTGACCGATAATCGCGGTATGGAGCTGGATACCTTTTCGCTGACGCTTGACGACAGTGATGGAAAAATCATTATGCCGCAGCGGGGCAATATCCTGCGGGTGTATATCGGCTGGCAGGGTTCCGTGCTTTTTCATAAAGGGGAATTCACCATCACCGGAATCAGGCATGAGGGAGCGACGGATAAGCTGACCCTGAGCGGGTTCAGCGCTGACCTGGGCGGTTCACTAAAAGAAAACCGCACCGACTCCTATGACCAGACCACGCTGGGGGAGATTGTGCAGCGTATTGCCGGGCGCAACGGGCTGGAAGCCGCACTGCTGGAGGATATTGCGGCGATCGCTATCGACCATATCGATCAGACTAATGAAAGCGATCTGCAATTTTTCTCGCGGCTGGCAGAGCGCACTGGCCAGGTTGCACAGGTCAAATTTGGCAAACTGATGCTGATTAAACCGGGCAATAACACCACCGCCAGCGGCGAGCCGCTGCCCGAACTGGTGATCCAGCGGCAGGAAGGCGACTCGCATGCATTCGACTACAAACGGGATTCGATCTACAGCGGCACCCGCGCCCGCTGGCTGCGGCTGGACAAAGCCAGCAGCGGATGGGTGACCTGTAAGGCCGGCGGCGGCGGGCACGGCGAGATGTTTGAGACAGCAGAAACGCGTTATCTTGTGCTGCCGACGCTGTACGCCTCGCAGGAAGAGGCGATGCAGGCTGTAAAGGCTGAATGGCAAAAGAATATTCGGGTGGGCGTGACGCTCGATTTTCTGCTGGCAATGGGACGGCCTGACCTGCTGCCGGACATGAAGGTCAGCGTGTCTGGCTTTAAGCAGCTGATCGATCGGCAGATATGGGTCGTGACCAGCGTGGCCCACACCATTGATGCGGCGGGAGGTTTCAGGTCTAAGGTGGCGTTTGAAATGGCGGGTAACGACGGGCAGGTGGTAATCGAACCTGATTAAGCCCCAAAAAGTGAAAAATACACTTGATGATTCACTTAAAGTGAATATAATTAGTTTCATTCACAAAGTGTGAGTAAATTAATGACCACAGGAGGTCACCTATGATGCCTTGCCCGATTTGCCAGCATAACAGCCATGCCCGTTCCAGCCGTATTCTCAGCAGTGAAACCAAGGAGCGCTATCACCAGTGCCAGAATCTGAACTGCAGCTGCACCTTTAAATCGATGGAGACGATTACCGGGATTGTCGCCCGTCCGCAGGAGGCGACCCCGCCACCGCCGCCTGCGGCGGTGAAAGCCCGGACCAGTCGTCTTGGCAGCTGA